GGCTGCCCTGTGTATGAAGCGTCTGCGCGTACCAGACGCACTCATTCAAATCCCGAAAGGCTAGGTCGTCGCTGACCTTGCGCTTGTCCTCGCCAGTGCCGAGGAAAACATAAAGGACAAAGACCGGGACAAGCTCCACATCAATCCCGGCCCATCAGCTTGTCCAGCTTCGCGTCGAGGCGGTTTAGCGCGTCCATCACGTTCTGCCTGTCGTCGCGCAACTCGCCCTTGGTGGCGTAGTCTTCGCGCGTCCTGTTCAGCAGGATGTCGATGCGCTTTTGCTCACGCGCTATGCCGCCAATGAACCACGCCCCGCCAGCAATGATGACGCCAATCAGCAGGTCTATGAGGCCGGACATCTCCATCGCGCAGCCCCTTATGCGTAGGGGCTGTTGCCAAGAACACTGGCGTCCCAAGCGGCCTTGAGGCTTGCGATGTCGGTGGCCGCATCAATGGCAGCGGCGGCAGGTGCGTCACGCAGGGCGCTCTTGGCGGCAACAGACGCAGCCTTTGCGTCGGCGTCGTCAGCCTCAAGCGCCTTCATATAGGTCACGTCCTCTGCGTCGAGCAGTGGGCCGCGAACCTCGCGGATTTTGTCGCGGAAGATGTCCTTCGCCTTGGCGAGGTCTTCGCTGATTACGTTGCCCGACAGCGACCAAGCGCCTCGGAAGTCACGGTTTGCAGGAACGGTAGCGGTTGAAGCATCAATCTGATTACCGTCCTTGTCTACGATGTAGGTTGTCACAGCCATCGGGGTACTCCTCTATGCGGCTACTTTGATTTCATCAGAGATGCGCCAAGCGTTACGCCAGACACGGGTTTGCGGCAACTGCTCTTTCTTGCAGATTACCATCTTCGGGCGGTTGCCCTCATCCCAATTCTGCCAGACGCGCTGCGGCACATCCTTCATAATCAGGTATTCGATTGCCTCTTCCTCGGTCATAGGCCCGACAGGCGGTGTCTCGTGCAGCAGGTAGCCGCGAGTGTGCCGCTTGAAGTCGGGCTGTGCCTCGTCTTTGGCAAGCTCGTGGTAGACCCACACCGGAGGGAGGATGTTTCCGGCAAGCGCACACGCCATCCAATTCGGGTCTGCAACAAGTATCTTGGCGCACTCGTCGATGCTGTCCTCATAGACAACCCGGTAGTCAGACTGGTGCGGCTCAAGGTTTTCCTTTGCCCAGCAGAGCCTGTCCCACAGATGTGTGCCGGTGAAGTCAGGCGTCATGCAAGGTCTCCGAAAATAGCGTGTGAGACAAACTCATCATCATTCGCACTGCCAGCACCGTCATATGTTCTGACACGAACTTTACTTGATGTGGTTTCTCCGGTGGACGGCCTACGAACTTGGTAGAAAGAGTTGTTGTCTGAGTGACTGCCCGGCACAGAAAAGGACGAACTGTCCATACTGTTAGTGAAATTCGTTTCACCGTTGCCGGTGGCCGCATCCACATAGCTGCTCACGTTTAGGCTTTTAAGTGCTGTGGCTGTGCCTTGATTGCCCACCAAAAACGCCTTCGCACTACCATTCACGACATAATCGGTGGTCAGCGAACCCGCAGTCGAGTGGGTCAGGGTGTCTGCTACGATTGTGCCAGCCATTATGCGAGGTCTCCCATCACTATGCCCTGTGTAACATTATCCGCATACGACAAGGCATCTGCTCGACTCCATACTCTTGCATTATACTGCGAGGTGGAGTGCTGACTATGATTGATACCGCTAATTTCAGCGTGACTAGTTACAGTAGATGTAGCAAAGTTTGCGCTATTCATATTGTTGGTAAACGAAAAGTGAAAGTCTCCAGTGCCATTATCTGTTAAGCCGGATAAGTTAAAGGAATCTTCTAGGGAATTGTGTGCAGCATTTGCATCGTGCCACGCCTTCGCCAGCCCCTGCTGCAACTGGAACGTCGCTGCGCCGCCCTCAGAGGTGACCGTCACATTACCAGCCGCAGTCTTGCCGGTGAGATTGTCTGCGATGATGGTACTCATGCGAGGTCTCCGTGAACTGTGCTGCAATAAGTATTGGGGTCACGATAGCTTGAACTGTTGCTGTTTCTGATACGAACCTTGCTTGCGGTCAACTCACGCAGATGCGCTATCTCAATAGATGTCGCCGCTTTATAACCTGTCAAAGCCGTCACACTAAAGTTAGAGTCGGACATTGCGCTGACTAGCGTATAGCTGGCGTCACCTGTCCCCTCATCCGTGGTTGAGGCGACGTTGAAGCTGTCCCGCGCTGTGGCCGCAGCCCCGTCTTGTTGTGCCCAAGCCTTCGCCGCACTCTGTTTCGTCAGCGTAGCCGCACCGCCGCTGGTGTTCTGGATTGTGTCTGCCTTTAAGGTACTCATGCTATCACCAGATTACCGTTCACAGTCAGGGTAACTCCGCTTGCAACGGTCAGGCTAAAGAAAGCCCCAGCGTTGTCGCCAGATGCGATGGTTGTGTTTGTGTCAAGCTGCTGCTCATGCACTCGGAAGATGTCGCCCTTTCCATTGGTGGTGTCACCGGTCGCGCCGTTCTCACCTTGGAAATAACCAGCGCCACCTGCCGGTGCAGCCTCTAGGCTGATTGAGGTGGATGCGTGGTCATAGGTCAGCAGGTAATTGTCTTGGCCAGCGCCGACAGTCTGGTCGGCGTCAAACGTAAAGTTGCCGAGGCTCACATTGCCTGTGCCGTTGGGCGTTATGGCAATGTCGCCGTTGCTGGCGCTGACAATGCTGTTGCCGTTCACATCCAGATTGCCGCCAAGCTGCGGGGTGGTGTCGCCAACAAGGTCAGGTGAAATAGTGTTCCAAGCCGAGCCGTCATAGATGCGGGTGCTGTTGTCGCCAGTGTTGAAATACCAGTCACCGGCAGTCACCGGGTCGCCGTTTCCATCCACTGTTGGGTTCGATGCCTGTGCGCCAAGGTAGAACTGTTGGATAGCGTCACGCGCAGCCTCTGCTGCCGTAGCTGACGTTGCCGCATTGGACGCAGATGTAGCCGCCTCGGCGGCTTTTGTCGTCGCCGTACCGGCATCTGTCGAAGCCGAGGATGCGCTTGCGGCGGCAGAAGTGGCAGATGTCGATGCCTCGCCGGCCTTTGTCGTCGCAGTCGCGGCAGATGTCGAGGCAGAGCTGGCACTGATGCCGCAGCAGTCTCGCTTGCAGCCGCAGCCGCCTCAGACGCGGCACTAGCAGTCTCGCTGGCCGCACTAGCAGTCTCAGACGCAGCCGCTGCTGCGGCGCTGGTCGATGCCTCGTCGGCTTTTGTTGTGGCCGTGGCGGCGCTTGTAGACGCGCTGGAGGCGCTTGTCGATGCAGACGATGCCGAGGTAGCCGCATTTGTCTCAGCCGTCTCAGCAGCCGCCTGAGCGGCTTCTGCGGCAGCCTGTGCTGCCTCCGCATCCGCGACAGCCGTCGCGTCAATCACCAGATCAAACTTGGCGGCATCGGCGTTGGTGCTGATCGGCGCGGATCCGCTGGACGTGTGAGATGTGTTGACGCGGTAGATGCTTTCGTTGACCGGATCCTTGACCAGATCCCGCACCGTGTAGGCTGTTGATGCTGCCCAGTCGCCACGCCAGTTGCCGATGTCCTCACCGACAATCGGGTTGCCGTTGCTGTCAAAGGCCAGTGTCTTGCCGGCGCGTGATGTCTTGGTCGGCAGCGTCATATCTACAACGCCGCCATCCTCAACCAGTGCCGGGTCATAGACAGGCGCACGCATCGCGCGCTTGTTCTCTTCTGCCACCTGCTGGTCAAAGATTGTCAGCGCGTCGAGCTGCTCGTTGAGGCTGGACGCCAGCAAGTCGCCGGCAGTGACAAAGTCTGTGACGCGCTCAATGTCGCGCGCGCCGACGATGACGATCTGATCAGACGCGGTCGGCGTGGATGGCACCGACCCGCCAGTCACGATGGTGACCGACCCGGTGCCGTTGGCATTGATGGTGACAGTGTAGTCGGTGGTAATCGTCAGCAGCGTGGCATTGAAATATACCGCCACGTCGTCGCTGTTCAGCACCTCGAAGGTGAAGGCATACGGCCCCAACCCGGCAGAGCCGGTGAACACGACGCGGCGCGTCACTGCGTTGATATTGTAGTCAGCCATTGCCTGTCATCCTTTGGTTGCACCTTATCATTTTTTGCGCTTGGCTTCAATTTCCGCAGCCAGATCTGGATTTTCTAGCAACAGAATTTCTTTTGCATCACTGAGACGAGCAGAGACTATGCTTCTCAGCTCATCAATTTTTTCACTGTCATACTGAATCCTAATGTAATATGGCCTGTTAATTGTGTCATTGAGGTCAGCCAGCATGCCCTCACTCTCGTCATAGCCCTCATCGCCGGGGACACGCTCACTATTGTCCATATTCATTAGCAAGACCAAACGGTTGTATTCCTCTGCACTTAGCAAAACGCGGTCCATCTTCTTGTGGGGCATTGAGATGCCGTCGCCCAGACGAACCAACTCTTTGTCAATCCCCCTGTATTTAGCTTCCGTTATTCTGACCGGGCTTATTGCTTCCCAGCCAACGCCCTTACCTGCCATCATAGGCTGACCCCACAGGTTAAGGCGCGGTGGAAGGTTGGCATTGAAAAATGGATTGCGAGACATAGACCTCTGAAGCGCTGCATAAAAGCCACGCTGCGCCACATTCATTGTGCGAGGATCACCAAATTGCTCAGAGATAAGGCGCGTCTCAGTTATCTCTGGCTCTTGCACCCTCTCAATGCCAGCAGCAAGTGACGACACTGTGGGCAGTGTGGATATCCCGGCCTCAGTGGCTCTTTGAAAACCCATTTCAAGAAGACGAACCCCCCTGTTTTCGACATCAGGGCCGGTCAAAACGCTAGCCAGCTCTGATGCGCCCTGCAAAAATGGCATTTCTAACGCATACTCAAATGCAGCAAGGCCGCCGTGGGCGAATAGGTCAGCGACTTCATTAGGATTGTCAGTGTATTGAGAGTAATATGCTACGTCAGCCGACATCGCCAAAATTCCAGACAGCGGATCAAACCGAGAATAGGTGTAACTGTCATACAAGCCGGATCCATCGCCGCGCTTGATGCTAATGCTAAATGGATAAATGCCAAGCCTCATGCGCGCTTGCTCTGCTTGAGGGTCATTTAGCGGACTTCCGGTGATGATGACATCGTTTTCAGGCGTATTGTGTCCCACAGAATACATCGCAAACAGAGACATCACACCAGTGCCTGTGGCAAATCTACCAAATGCAAGGTCTGCCTCACGGCCACCTTTCTTCATTGCCGTATAGAAAACGTGGCCCATTGCAAATGGTGAACGCTTGAATGTTTCCTTAACTACGTTTGTCGGCGTCTTGTAAAATGGAATGGCCAACAACTTTGTTTCCGGGCGCGACATAAGGGGCGCAATCTGTGAGCCAACCTTGCCCATCTCAGCCTGAAAAGTAGCTTCTTTCGCAATGTCGCTTGCGTCCTTGCGCATTGGCTTGGGCGGGTTTTCTATGGTGTGAGCATACGCCTCGCCCATCTCGCGCTTGGCAACATCTGCTGGTTTGCCGTTTTCAATAGCCACATCATAAGCGGATAGGGCGCGATGATACGCCTGCTTTTTAATTTCAGCCTGATATTGAATGGCCTTAAAAAACTCATCTTCCGCAGTCAGGAACCGCATCGACATTCTGTTGTAAATGCCAAACGTGTTAACAAAGGCAGCGCCCATATCACCGCGCTTATACATTTCCAGCACTTGGCCAAAGTCATCAGTAGTGCCGATTGCGCGCCGGTTTCTGGTGTCCAGCTTTGAGCCATCAGACAGCGGTTCACCGCGCTTAAAAGATTTGGCCGACACAATGGCCGCGTCAGTAAAGCCAGCGAATAAAGCATTAAGCTGAACCAATGCATCACGATAATAGACGCGGTCTTTGTTGCCGGTGACGGCAGAACGCGCCAGACCAAATGTTGCGGCGGTGGCCTCTTCTGCCGCGCGCAATATAGAAAAGCTAGCGTTGCCGCCCATATTGACCATATGCGTGACCGGCGACGACAGAATTGAATTGATGAAGCTCTCGGCCAGAAAGTCCACGCCCCTATCATATATTGTGCGGTTCATAAACTTGGCCTTGCCCGGCCCCTCTGGGATAGCAAGATACGCCTCAAAGAACCGCTCATAATTATCGAGATCTTGGTTGGCAAACAAAGCATCAAGCTCTTCGCCGCGCGTGGTCATGATGCCAGTGCGCTGTGCCTCACGCATAGCAAACACAGAGCGCGCAGACTCGGATACCTCGCCAGAAATGTTGGCATACAGCGTGACCTCGGCCCTTGCCGCATTGTGTGCCATCTCAAATGCCTGCTGCTTTTCGTCGCCAGCCGGCATCTTCATAGCTCTTTCTGCCAGTTGCCGCGTCCTCTTGCTCAACTCCTGCGCGCCAATCAGCCCCGCCAGAATGTCTTCGGCGCGCATAGCAGACTTTCTGCCCGGCCTGATAAACTCGCGCACAATATTATCAACGCCCTTTTCTTCTGCCATTTTCAGAAGATTTTCATAACTGATCGTGCCGCGCCGCGTAGCCTCAAACAGCTCAGCGTTGTCGTCTTTAATTTTTTGCAGGTATGCGGCCATATCAATATCTTTGGCCGCTTCCGCAATGGCTGGCAGGTTTAGACCCTTGGTGTATTTTTTGCTGACGCCCAGCGTGGTGGCAAGCTCGGCTTCTTCTTGGTCAGATGCCTTGCGGACAACAATATCCTCACCGCGTTGCTCTACCGGCTCTGCCTCATCAAGGCGTGGAGTGGCGCGCTTTTCGGCCTCCTCGATGCGCTTTCCTACGCCACGCATAATATCAGTGAAGATATCCATTTTGCCGCCGGCCACTTCAACTGGCTCTCGGCTAATGATTGTCTGCGGCTCATCAACAAGGGCAGGGTCAGGCGCACCCGCCTCAACTGGCAGGTCTTGGACGGCGTCACTCTCTACATACTTGACCTCTTGAAGATCGCGCTGGATGCCCTCTTCCTCCAGCATCGCCTCAAGATTGATTGGTTTGCGCGCCATCAAACTATCCCTTTGCAGTGCTATCCTCTAGCGGGGTTGGAACCTTATTAAGACCCCGCAGGGCTTGGTAAAAGCGCACCTTCTGGGGTGGCGTTTTCATACTTTCGCGCTGCTGCGTCGAGGTTGTCTCTGTTGACTTCTGCTCTTTCATACCACGGGACATCCGCTCTCTCCGTTACCTTAAATCCTTTTGGCACAATACCAGATGCTGGCTTTTTCACAAAAGCCAGAAACTCTTTGGCCCTTTCTGGCGTCATGTAGGCAAATGATCCATCTGATAGTGGATACCGCTGGACTGGTCCTGATGCGCCGCGAATATACCTAAACCCTGACGCGAACTCATCTGTCTTGCCTTCTGTTACGCCCTCACCAATCGGGCTGCGCTTGCTAACCGCTCTAAGGGTTGAGTGGCTAACAACTTGCTCACCCTCAATGACCCAGCTTTCCCAATGAAACCTGCCAAGACTTGCGTCCTGTGGGCGGCCAATCATCTCATACGCCTGCTGAATATTTGGGCGCATCGCATCTTCAAGCGCCTCGGTGACAAGCAGCCCGCGCGGCCCTTTGAATATTCCATTCAAACCTTCGCCGCTCTTGCCGATACCATCGTAGATGTTTTTGCCGCCAAAGCGGCCATCATCCCAAAGGTGCCGCCCTTGGATGCGATCCATCACAAGAACATCATCACGCCCAGCGACCAGCAGAATAAAGCTGACAACCTTGTTATCGATGCCAGCCGCCTCAGTCAGTGTCATGAATTGACGCCTGATCTCTTTTGCCGGCACGTTTTGATCGGCCACCATATTGTGGATGATTTGCAGCACAGTCTGGTCTGAGCCTTCTGGCTTCTTACCAAGCTCAAACAGCAGTTTGCCGGCGGCATTTACATTCATAGTCACCTGCTTGCCGGGCGATCCTTCTGGCAGCGACTTTTTCATGTTGTCGATCCAGTTGGCCATATCGGCCTCATCAAATGTGCCGGCAGCCACCTTTTCAATCATCGGCGCGGCGTCTTCCATAATGTCGATAAATGCCGCCTCTTGCTGCACTGGCCCTGCGCCGCGTGACAAGATCCCCCAGACAAAAAGATCTGCTGTCATCTCTGGCGCAGCTTCGCCGGCTTCGTATATGTTTCTGATGTCAGATACATATTGGAAGCCTTCATCTACGCCGGCCTTCAATTCTGGTGTCAGGTTGCGCAGCTTTTCCGCAATAGCGTCTGGGGATCTGCCATATTCAAGCGCCACCATTGGTGGGTGCGGCAAGTATTCGCCACCCATTGTCTCTTGTGCAAATTTTTTCCAGCCATCCACGGTTCTGGCCGCATCTGGATTGTTTGCAAGTGCCGCGTCAATATTCGCAAGAACAGAAGCCTCTTTGCCTTTAGTAAACTTTTGCACAACAGGCGTCACAGCTTTGTCGCCTGTGCCTTGAACCAAAAGCTCGGCTGGGGTTTTGTGAGCGCGCGCCGTTTCTGGGGCAAGAGTGATTTCAGCCGCAGGCTCTTTGCCCATCAGCTTCTGGCCAGCCACAATAGCCTCATCAATCATCGGCATAGGATCCACACCCATACCCAGCGTGACGCTAGCGTCGGCCTCTCGCGCCGCCACACGGGCCGGGGCGTCCTTAACAAATTGCGTGGCTGCGCCAGTTGCTGCCTTGCCAGCCTTGCCAAGGCCAACAAATGTGCCAACAGTCTGTGCCTGCTCGTATGCCTCACGCATCCCCGGCGACATTGCTTCGACTGGGATGACGCTGTTGATGTAATTTAGCGCAGCCTCTGACCCGGCTGTTTGCGAGATTGTATCAACAGCATTAACAAACGCATCAATCCTGCCCTCGCCCTCATCAGGGAAAGCTGCCTTATACGCACCGCCAAGCAGGGCCGCAAAGTCGCCGGGCAGGCCAGCAGCACCAGCAACAGCGCCAGTGGCTAGGCCGGCTGTTGCAGTGCCAATCTCAGAGGCCGCCTCACCCATAGTCATATCGCGTCGCTCGGCTTGGCGCATAGGCGCGCGCAGTGGCGCTTCAGTGGGGCTGATAGCACTGCCAGCCGGCACAGTCATACGACCACGCAGCTCTGGATCGCCGCCAAGCGCCTCGCCTGCTTTGACAATTAATCTGGATATACCTTTCTCGTCTTCTGCATACTCCCGCCTCATGCCTGTGCCAGTGGAGGCAATCAGCATCTCAAGCTCTTGCTCAATCATTGCCCTGCCCCCATTGTTTGCAGTTTCCTAAGATCTTTGAGAACATCCATAAGCTGAAGGCGTCGCTGATCATTTAAGCCAGTCTGGCTAGTGAAAAGACCGCCCGGCTCATATGGAACACTCAAGAGGCGCTCTGCTTCTTCTATTTTTATATCGATGTTTGTAATTGCCTTGACGCTTGGGAACAGTTCAAGCCTCGTATTGATATCCGTCTCAAGATCGTCACGCGCTCTACTTGTAGATCTTGCTTGGGCCTCTCTTTCAACAATCTTGTTGGCATACTCAAGAGCGTCAAAATTTGGGTCAGCGTCCATCAACATATCAATATCATCCAAATGTTGATTGAGCTTTTCCATTCTTACAATTTCATCGCCCTTTAACTGGCGATTGGTCATGATCCTTTCAGGGTTGCCATAAGCACGCGACAACATACTTGACGCGCGCCTATAACGCTCGTCCTTACGGTTTTTGATTTTTGAAAAATACTTGTCGCCAGTATTTGATGTGAGACGCCTATCCGCGATAGCCTCTAAGACATCTTCAGTCGCAAGGCTTCCGTTTGCTGCCATCACATTAAAACTGCTCATAGTGTCAGCGTCATCAATCCCGCCCTGTGTGTCGCGGATTGATATCATTTGCTCATGCAGTGTCGGATTAAGCAGCGACATTTCCGCAAGCTCTGTTGACACGTCTGCGCCAGAACGCAATCCACCGTAGATAATTGGTATCAACTCTTCTTCACGCTCTTTTTCCTTAAGCTCGGCAATGCGCTCTTCACTAGCAATCAAAGCATTTTGATCTTTAATTTCATCTCTTATTTGCTTGTGAATTGCGTCTTTCTGCGTGTCATCCAAGCCATTCCATAGCCGTGCAATTTGAGGATCCCCAATATTTCCAGTCCTAAATTCCTTCATTCTTGCTCTAGGACTTTCAATGCCATACGACACAACAGCGCCGGTTATGGCTTTTGACACAGCGCTGTTGAAATCTTTTAATTTTGACGACAAGACATTGGGGTCAAGATCTTCTGCTTTTGAAAACAGTTTCTCTTTTTGAAAATCCAACTTTTGTTGCACGGTGACCGTCACACCGGTTGCGCCGATATAATCGCCCCTACTAACAATATCTGGAATTTCATTAAGCAGCACATCAATACCGCGAATAGCGTCGCGCTCTCTTTTCTCCGCTGCTTGCTCGGCCATATTATTGGCGTGTGCCACTGCCGCAGAATTGCCAGCGGCAGCAATGCCAGCCCTAAAATTACTGGATGCAGCCGGGCTGATGTCATACACAGCAGCAGCATATCCATTGATCACGCCATCAATCTTGTTCTGCAAGTCAGCCACAGGCATGTTTTGTGACGCCGCTGTCAGACGCAGATTTGCGATCTCCTCGCGCGCAGATGTGTCCAGATCGTTGGCAATGACCCGCAGTGCTGCTTCGCGTGCCGCGCGATCATAGACAGTGCCAGTGCCGCCCGGCACAAGCTCTTCCCTGCCTGCCGGCGTCGCCGCTTGCTGCAACTGCTCAATGCTAGGCGCATTCGTCGCGCCGTACTCAGCGCCTTCAATCTTGGCTTGTATCTCGGCCTCGCGGAATGCAACGCTGGCCATACGGTCGAGCTGTTGGCCGATAGTCTGCGCCACACGCGCCTGTGCGCGTGCTGTGCCGGCATAGTCTACCGTTGGCAGGCTGGGGATCTGAGCGCCCAGCGGCCTGTATCTAGGTAGTCGTGCCACCCGGACCTCCTATGCTTTGCTGCATCTGCAAGCCATATCCCAAGCTGCCAATGGCGCTGGCAAAGCCAGCCTGCCGGGCTGCCGTCGCTTGCATTGCGTACTGCTGTTCCTGCATTCTGCCGCCGGCAAGCGCGATGACCTCACCCTCCTGCGTCGTGTAAAGCTCCTGCGCGCCCTTGGCGACAGCATAGTCGCGCAACGCCTTGGCAGACCCACTGAAGGGATCCACACCGCCCATAGCCGCCTTTGCGGTGATTGTTGCTGATGTCTGAAGAATGTTGTCCAGAACAGCAACAGCATTCTGCTTGTATTTCAGGCTTTCCTGTTTTGCTTGCAGCCGGGAATAGGCACCCTGCGCAGCAAGGCCACGCGCCTGCGTGCCTGCCGCTTGCAATGACATGAAAGCTGACGCCGCCATCAGCGGCATTGCTGCACCTGCACTCATCTTATTGTCCCGCGCTCACTTTGTAATCGATACCCAGCAGTGTCATCTTCAGCGGCACCGTCTGGCCGATGGTGATCTGCCCATCATAAGTATACCCCAGAATACCGTGCAATGTCTTGATGCCGGTAAATTCCTCAACCGAGCTGTCCAGAACACCGCCGCCAAAATTCCTGAACGGCACCAGCTTGCCATTGATAGTCAGCGCCTGCGTCTCGAACAGCTCGGCATTCACCTCGAAGATGCGCTTCTTGAAGCCCTTCAGAGAGCCGCTGGACAGGTTTGGCTCGACCGGCAGTGTCTTTACCTCCGGGGTAAAGTTGATGCCCACCTGATAGCTGCTAGTGGCCGCTGTGGCAAATGTAATAGTGTAAGGTGATGCCGGCACCGTCTGGTCAGGCTCAATGACGCCGTCGCGGATGATCTTGACCGTCTCAGCCTCTAGGTGGTCCATCGTGACCGAGCTGGCAGCGCCGCCTGTCTTGGCGCTGTCCAGCAGCACATCGGCGTCGAACAGCTCGACATAGTAGACATCCGAGCTGTTGATGGTGCGCTTGACCACCACATAGATGTCATCCACATCGACGCCGATGTTGAGGAACTCGCCATCGGTCGTCCACTCGGACGGCGCGATCACGTTCTGGCTGCGCAGCAGCGTGTAGCACGCGATGCTGCCATCATCGCCATTCACGATCATCAGGCGGTCGCCCTCGTCGGTAGACGTGGCGACGCGCACTGCCATCTCTTCTGGCGATTTCAGCAGGTGAGACGACAGCAGCGAGATCTTGGATGACGTGTAGGCTTGCACGCTGTCGCTAAATACGAACTCTTGCAGCGCCTTGCCCTGCCGCTGGATGAACAGCGTGGATCCATCGACGTTCTGCAAGCGAATGCCCGGCTTCATGCCGAATGCCGTTTGCTGCTTCACAATCAGGTTGCTTGGCGTGATCGGCTCATCAAGCGTCTGCGGCACAAAGAACTCGGCCCCGGTCGTGAAGACCTGCAAGTTGCGCCCGGAGAAAATATCAACAATGGCGTTGAACGTGCCGGTGTCCAGCGTTGCCTCGACGCCGTCATCAGCCAAAGCCTCGCCCGGATTGAAATTGAAGAAATCAGAGACGCGGGATCCGAACAGTGTTGATGGCCGGCTCTTGGTGCCGCCAAAGAACAGGCGACCCTCGTGGAACGTCACACTGCGCGGATAGCCGCGCGTAGCCGACCAGACCTCCTCGTAGCCGTGTTCACTGTTCCAGTCGCCGGCATCAATCCCGCTGGTGTCAAAGAATGGGATATCGACATATGCCTTCATCTCTGTGTCGCTGACGAACTCAACGTAGCGCGCCCGGCCAAAGCCAGTCGCCACCGTTGCGTATTCACCGACAGCCGCAGAGTTGAACGCCACCACCTTGTATTGTGACGTGCCGTCGGGCGCTGTGTCCCACGCCGGGTAGACAGTCGCCACCTTGGTCGATGCAACATAGTCCTCGACGTGGCGCTTCTGCCCGGATCCTGTGCCGGCGGTGATCTCAATGAACATGCCATTCGGCTGGTCGTCAGCGGTAAAGCTGCTGGCCGCCTTCAGCGTGATCGTGTCAGCGCCGCCAGCTTGCGCCGACCCTGTGTCGGTGGTGACAGACGACGCGGTGATGGTGATGTTGCCACTGACGCCGGATGGCGTGATGGTGAACTGTGGGCTGTGGATGTCCAGCTCAAAGGCATACAGCGGCACATGATCAAACGAGATTGTGCTGGCGGTCCAGTCGCTGTCTGTAGCGCCGCGCACGATCTTGGTCGGCGGCAGATCCTCGTGGACCACAATCACCGTGTCGGCAGACTGCACCCAATTCATCTCAGGTAGAATAGAGGATGTCAGGCTGGCGACCGTCAGGTAGTCGTTGCCGCTGCCATTGATGTCGGTGATCAGCGCGCCATCCTTGAAGACGTACATTTTGCCGGGCGTGAAGACCAGCATGTAGCTGTCATTGACGCTAAACTCAAAGCCCACCATCCGCACAGCATTGGCAGCGCCACTGTCCAGCTCTGCGATAAACTTGGTGCCGTCCCGGCGCTTTGCACCGCCCTGCGGCTGGATGCTGACGTTGCGCGCTGTGGTCAGGCCAGACTTATACTGCGCGATGTCAGTACGCGCGCGCAGCTTCGGATCTAGCTCACCGCTGGTGAAATCATTCTGGATCTGAATGATGCGGCTCATGCTAGTACCTGATATCGGCTATGGGGAACTCTTGGATGTTTTGCGATGGCTGGCTTGCGCCGTCGATGTTGATAGCAACGCGCATCAGGCCACCGCGCATATTCTCGGCGGGTGAGCCGTATGCCTTGCCGTGATAATATTCTGCCTTGGTGATCTGGTCAGTGATCGGCTCCGCAAACTCTGCCGCCAATGCGGTGCGCAACAGTCGCACAAAATATGGCGGGAAGATGGCAGGCTCCGGGCGGTACTGATAATCGATCCACACCTCTTCCAGATTGGTGTAGACGCCGCCGGCATAGATCTCAAAGTCGCGCACA